ATTTACGATGTTAGGCTTAATACTACTAGGTTAAGCGTAAGCCGAAAGACGCCAAGAAGGAAAACGCTACTTTGTAAGAGGTGAAGAATCCATAAGTGGCTAAGTGTGAAACTCAAGTCGCCAAAAAACGCAGTTTAACTTAGTGGTGTAGTATGGTAATGTCGACACGACTGCTTAATGAGGACTAAATAAATGCCACCAAATCCTCGCCACGACTTTTTTAAAAAACCTAGTCAGAACAACCGATAGATTAGGTATAGAATAGTGAGTTGCCGAAGGAAGAGGTACTTATCGTAAATGATGAATAATCCTGATAAGCCAAACTACAGGACAATGTTTGAACTATTTTATGGAGATGTTTGGTAGTTTTACTGCGTTAAAAAAAATTACCACGTGGGGCTACACGTCAACAGTATAAGAGTTAGGTTGGTAACCTATCCGCCCCACACTTTTTCTTATTTTATTTAGCCCACTGTCCTTTATTTCTTTTTAGATTTAAGGCTTAATAGTATTAGGTAGTTAAGGGTTAGAGTCTCCCCCCTTTTTAAGACTTTTTCCGTTTATTAGCTTGACTACCTACCTTATTGATTACAGGCAAAGTCGGTAAGTTAAAGCAGTATTTGCTTAGTGATACTGGAAAGAGATAATGAAGTCCGACCTTTGCCCTCCAGTAAACTTCATTATCACACTAAGCACTTAATTTTATATATAAGGAAAAAACTATGAAAAAACCTAAACTCACGCTCGTAAGTGAAAACCCTAACTTGAAGACATACTTTGTACCTCTTACTTTAATACAAGTAGATTTGTACCCTGTCCGTGCTAATTCACCTGAGCAGGCTTTGCGTAAAGCCAACGCTGGGCAGTTTGAACGTGTGGAGAAACGAGTTACCCTAGAAGAAATGCAGAGCAACGTGGTCTACACTACCACCGATATTGATCCCAATGAATTAGTAACAAGAAATGTAGACATATATGACGTTAAAACTCGTAGTTATGACCAAATTAGCGATTCAAACCCATCAGGTTTATAATTAATTTATAACTAAAAAAGGAGTAAATTATGTTAGAAACAGGTAATAAAAAAATCTCTCAAGACGTACAAGCGTCTATGAAGGTTATTGAAGAAGCTGTACAAGAAATACTGGATAACGAAACCGACCTTATGCGTGGCGGTATGATATCGGGAGCTTTAAATAATATTAAATTCGCCCTAAGTATAGGGGATATCTACAAAGAAGCTGTAGATAAAATGCTTGAGTCATGAGTGAGTGTAGTAAATGCTATGGGTCAGGTTTTACAGTTGATCTGCGTAGAGATGAGGAACAGGAAACGTGGCTCTGGTCTAATAAAAGACCTTGTCTCGATTGTTGTTCTCATAACTTTTCTAATTCACACTCTATAAATAAACTAGGCACGCTTGACTCTGTTCTAGAGTGCGAGGACTGTGGTCTTAGAGTTAAGGATGCCAGCTAAAAAATATCCTAGTTGTACTATCTGTGGTGCAGAAACTAATCGCTATAAATTCTGTGACGACTGTAGAGAAGACATGCATCACACCCCCTATAAAGAAGTGGCAAATTCCGCAGGTCCTAGAGGTATCACAGAAGGCAGTAGAGATATCTTACCTGTGGAAGATTACGGTGTACCACAAGACATTATTGCTAAAGCCGAGATATTTGAAGAAGTCAATAAATACGAATGCGAACGTCATGAGACTAAAAAAGTCCGTGATGGCTTTTTTCAATTCTGGGGTTCACTCAATAAAAACAAGAAAAAATAATTTCTGATTATCCTTTACATTTATACTGAGCGTATATAACATATATATAGTTAATAATTTCGTTAACTAACTAGTATACACGGGAGTATATTATGGCTAAAACAACAGCCCTTAAAAAACCCTCACTAGTTTCTGCAAAGAAACAAAGTGCGGTAGCCAAAGTAACACCAAAGGTGAGATTTGGCAAATACGACCCTGACGCTAAATTAAGAGCGACTGGGAAAAGAGTGACTGCCGAACACAACAATGAACGTGTTAAAGCAGTGAGTGGTAAAACGATTAGAGAAGCTATTGCTTCAGGTCGTTATACCATGACAGACCTCAAGTATGATATTGAACGTATCAAAACTCTTGAGGTTGTTTAACCACTTTTGCAAACTCAGGGGTAATGACGCCCCTGAGTATGCTTTACCATCCAATACATCAAACTTACTATTAATTTTTAATAATAAAAGCCGTAGGAGGCAAATATGAGTAAATTAAGAGTAATAACTATTGACCCTTATAAAGAAAAAATCAGGGGAGATGAGTATGATAGCGAGAACTTTATAGACCAGTGTAAAAAGTTTATGGAATGTTCTATTATAACTATTGTAAATCTAGATGACGAGAATATGTTAATACTGGATGACGACGGTTTGTTTCGTGACCCCCAAAGACTGTTTCATTGGTCAAGTATTGACGACCGTTATTACGCTGGTAAGCACCAGTTTTACGTGGGTAAGTCCGTTATAGCTGGGTATGACCAAGAAGGTGATACTACAGGTACTAACCTTGACATAAAAAGGGTAGAAGACGAGTTAGTTAGTTTTATACCAGAAGGTATAAGGCAAGAACCTAAACTTGGTCCTGTTATCGTGGAGCATTCATCATGACGCAATATAAAGATAAAGTTGAAAAGCAAAACCAAAAACTAAAAGAAGAGGAAGAGAATAATACTCTTGTTAGTTTCGGTTGGCAAAGGGAAGAAAGAGGTAAACCCAATGTTGTTAGGCACAAACGCTATAAAAATAGAGTTGAGTATGAATATAGTGATAAACGCAAAAAGCCTCATACCGAAATACTGGAGAAAGAATGACACATACAGCCGATAGTATTTACGCCAGAAACCGTAGGTTAAATTGGAACTACAATGATGACAATGAAAGCTGGACTGCTGTTACTGAAGACGGTGGTATTATTCTAGCTTTTACAGATCCTTTAGATTACGAACGTTGTGCCAAGCAAGCCGAGATATTGAACCGTTTTAATAGAATGCATAAAAAAGATAGGAGTAAAATCAAATGAACTTAGAATCAAGTGAAATAGATAATAACCAATTATTGATGGGCACGTTAGTACATCTAATAGAAGAGTGGGCTAGAATGCGTGGTCTATTGACCGCCGACGTTAGACCAGAAATGCAAATGCTCAAGCTAGTTGAAGAAGTGGGTGAAACTGCTAAGGCTTTAGCATACGATGATATGTGGTCACTAAAAGACGGTATTGGTGATTGTCTCGTGTGCCTGATTGTGGTAGCTAAACAAAAAGACCTAACTATTGAGGAGTGTCTATTAGCAGCATATGAAGAAATCAAAGACCGTACAGGTACACTAGAAAATGGGTTATTTAAGAAAGATGACAGTTAAAGAATTAATTAAACAGCTTGAAACGATAAATCCTAATGCGAGAGTTGATATACTCGTCCCCTATGAGTTAGAAAACGATTCATCGATGGATTATGAAACTTCTGAGTTTGAAGTTCATGCAAGTCATTCAGGAGTTGAGGAAGAAACTCCTTATGTTGAATTATATTGTTTAAAAGAGATAGGAGAACGAAGATGAAAGATAATTTCAAACCAATACATTTCTTTAATCATAGCACTAATGAAAGTTTTCAAATAACTTCGAGAGAGGGATTGATAAATTGGATAAATGATTTTACAGAAAATCATAATGCTTTTGATACCTACGAAGAATTAAAAGAAAGATGTTTAGAGG